AGCGACTACCTGGCAAGCATCCTAAACGGCCATCTATGGGAGCAGTGCCTGGCCGCGCGAGAGCTGGGCGAGCCTATGATCATAGCCGTCTTGGGGGATGATCGCAAAACACAGGAGGCTATCCGAAAAGCGGCCGCCCATCCAACCAACGGCACCGGTTTCGATATGCAAAAGTTCCTGGCATATTCTTCCATGGTCGACGGTTTTGAGGCCAACTGCGAGGGAGCGCACATCCGAATTTTGCATCTCGGATACAACCAGTTCCCAAGGCTACTTCTCAGGGTCCGCAAGATTCTACAGGGCGGGGACCTATCTGGCTTTGCCCCGAGTCCCGCAGATGGGGAGAGGCAGGCCGTTGGCCTCAGCATCCTGGCAGGCCGTGGAATCGGCCCAGCGAAGGCTGGTGCAATCCTGGAGAATTTCAGGATTACCCTGGTGCCGAAAGGCGATGATAATTTCTTGGTTGATTGCGCGGGCATAGGAGAGAAGCTTGCCATGCAGCTCTTCCATTCCAAGACAATATCTGTGGATTGCTGCCATGTCTGCCGGCCGCCGAAGCCCAAAAGGGCGAAGTCCGCGGAGGTTCTGGGATGAAAGGCCCTGTCCGGTACATCGACGACCTCCGCCTCTTGCCACATGAAGGCGCTTTCCAGTTCCGTGACTATATCCCAGGCGTGCCCGGCGGGAAGGTCAAGTACTGGGCACAGGTAGGCCTCATTAAGCGGGTTGGGTGGACCCGAGTGGATTGCCATGGGCGGTATAGCCTGTGGGAATTGACGGACCGGGCCAGGAGGCTTTTAGGATGACAGTGACAGACCGGCTCATGAAAGAGTTCCTCCGGGCCATGCCGAATGAACCCTTCACCACAAGACAACTAAGTCGCCTGATGAATAGAAATGACAATAACGTTCGCCGCACTCTTTCTGCAATGCAAGATCTTGGGATCGTCAGACGGGAAGATGTAGGCAGGAACCGATATGTCTGGAAGAAACTGGTCACGGTGTGACTGGTCATAATATGACTGCATGTATATAAATATCAGGAGGTACATGATGCTATCAGAAATGCCTACGGCAGACGCACCGGCTCAAAGCGTCCCCAACGAGATACAGCTTGCGCCTTCTCGCTGGGAACCAGAGTTTGCATTCAATTCTATCATCGAGTGGCACTGTGGAGAGTGTCACAAAATTATATATTATAGCTGCTGGCGGGCTCTGTACTGCCCGCATTGTGGAGCTCCAATTTTCAATTTTCCAAGACGGAAGCTCGATGCCCCCCAGCATCGAGGCATGTCGTACTCAGATCAGGAGAGGATGAAGTATGCCGGACCGGACAATCGATCTCGACCTGTGGGCGGAAGGCAACGCCGAAAGGCTCCCAGCAATCACGGTCACCCCCAGCGGCCTCAGGATCGAGGGCAGCATAGCAGAGTTCGATAGGCTGATCCTGATATTAGGTGAGTGGCTGAAACCGTGATCAGTGATCATTTCGTTGAGCCCGACTAATTGGTTGATTATTCGTGAACATCTGGCCCGTGATAAGAGGGGCATGCTCTGAATTGAGGCCTACGCCGGGGTTCTCCCTCCCTCCTTCCCCGGCCTAATAATAAGGATTGATTCAATGAATGGTATCTGTTGCGATAGGAAAGAAGATCGAAAAGCTGAAGAAAGATGGCCTTTCTCAGCATAAGATCGCTAAAAAACTCGGTATTGCGCAGTCTACCGTGAGCGATTATCTGAAATCGATCGGAGTTCCAAGCGATCAATCGAGAACAAAAAAAGCGATCGATGCCAAAGCGGATTATGACACCGAAAGAAGGCTTTCTCTGAATAATAAATTTTTTATCAAAATAGAGAAAATGTTAGACGAGGCTAAGACGCCTAATGACCTCCGAGCACTCGCCACTCCGTACGGCGTTGCTTCAGATAAGCGGGCCTTGCTCGAAGGATCGCCCAATGCCAACATCAGCGTCTCGGATCAGTCAATCGACGAGCGGCTGGAGGCTCTCGCCATTCGAAGAGCAGAACGAAAAGCTGCAGCTGATCAATGACATATATGCGGACGTCCCAAGCATTTGGGTCGAAGACGAGTTCGGCCTGAAGCTCGACAACTGGCAGATTACGATGCTGGACAGTCCAAAAAAGAGGATTTGCCTTAACATCCACCGCCAGGGCGGTAAGAGCCTCATGTCGTCTCTGGTCTGTGCTCATACTGCCCAATTCCGGCCCGGCAGCCTGAGCCTGATTATTGCTCCTGCCCTCACACAAAGCCGCGAAGACTTTGAGAAGGTCCAGGAGCATATAGACCAGATGAGTCATCCCCCAAAGCTCACGGAAAGCACAAAGCTGAGGATGAAGTGGGACAACGGCTCAAGGATCGTATGCCTGCCTGGTGGCACGAAAGGCAAGACCATCAGGGGCTTCTCCCGGCCCGACGTCATTATCGAAGACGAAAGCTCCCAATGCTCAGACCAACTCTACCAGGCCATCAGGCCTATGATGGCTACATATCCTGACTGCAAGTTTGTCCTGGCATCGACTCCGTTTGGGCAACGCGGCCATTTCTACAAGGTCGCCAATGGCAACAGCTCTGCATGGCTCCGGCTGAAGGTGGTAGCTTCTGAATGCTCTAGGATATCTACAGCCTTCTTGGCGGAAGAAAAGGAGGAGCTTGGACCATACGTTTACTCCCAGGAGTATGAAGGCGAGTTCGTTGCGAGCGAGACGCAGCTTATCAGCCACGCGTCGATTCTGAAGGCAATAAATGACAACGTGGAAATTATAGAAATATGACTTATATTATTTCGCTCGATCCCGCCAAACTAAGGGACTGGTGCGCTCTTTCTGCGGTCAATATGCAGTATGTTGCGACAAAGAAGCGCTTCCAGTACGATGTCGTGACTATTGCCCGGAAGCAAGGCCTGGACTATCCCGACATGGTCAATTGGGTAATAGGGGTCCTGAATATGGCACAATTCAACGAATCTGAGCCGCCTAAGTTCGTTATGGATGCTACCGGTGTAGGGATCGCGGTGTCTGACATGTTCAAGGCCCAGGGCGTCAGGCACCATGCTATCACTTTCACCAAAGGCAACGTATGCAAGCGAGAAGGCCCTAATATCCACGTCGGAAAGCCACGGCTTGTAGGCAAGTTCCTGGGGGCGTTCGATGCCGGGAAGGTGCAAGTTAACCCCGGTCAGCCTCTCTGGCCTCAGATGGAGCGTGAGATGCTCGCATTCAAGGCCGAAATGAACGAGAATGGATATTCAAAATTCGAGGCAGAGGAAGGAGAAAATGATGATCTCTTGATCAGCCTCGCCCAAGCGGTATGGTATGGCGAGGACATCCTGAGGGGTGGCAAGCTATGATCTGTATACTCTGCGGTTGTGATATAGCCAATCAACGCCAGAAACCCATTCCTATCAGAACCATCGAATTTCAACCTTTCATCGGCAATCCGGAACCGTCCGCATTGGATTGTATTACTCATGCTGAATGCTGCCAAGAATGCTATACAAAAGTCCTGGCAAACAGGGCAAAAGCAATTGCCCAATATGGCAAAATCAAGGATATGAATCATGCTCACTGATCTCAGCTTCATAGCTACTGGCAAGCCATGGCCGCCCGAGGATGGAGACGAGGGTGCCCGCCTGGCAGAGCACGCCTTCAATCGGGCAGTCTACAACAATCAGCATGAGGTATTCAGCAAGTACGCAGCCTATCTCAGAGATAAGGCAGACGATGACAAGAAAGTGGCTATCATCCTTGGTTGGGGCGAGAAGGCCACAACGAATTACATCAATCTATGCATTGGCGATGATCCAGACGTCGAGCTGGACGGCGAGGACTTGGACGACGAGAGGCCGGATGAGGAGGTGCTCATAGATGTCTCTCGATATGGCATTGGGCTCTATGAGCCTACAGAAGACGGCATACTAGCACAAAATCCGGAGAACTGTTATATTATCAACGTTCCTGGAAACATTCGCAAAGTCACGGAGTATGTATTCTTCCACAAGTTCACCGTCGAAAAGGAAGAGTTCATCAAGTTTACAATTCATGGCAAGGGCTACATTCAGCACCTCCTCTTTGAACTGGAAGAAGGAAAGCTTGGGGAAAGGCAGGACCTCACGACATTCCCGGCCTATGCGGGCATCGTTGTGGACGGAGAGGGCAAGCAGCTTACTGGCGTAGAGGATATCCTAATCATCCGGGTAGATAATGCCCTCAGCTCCGAGCGGCGCTATGGGCGGTCAGATTACACTCCCTCGGTGGTCTCACTCATCGAAGCACTCGATTTGGCATTCGCTCGCCGTGAGGAGGTCCTTGCAAAGTTTAGCCGGCCAGTATTCCAGGCTCCAGAGAGCGCTTTCAATCACTTCAATCACGCAAAGCAGGTTTGGGAGATCCGCCTGGACGAGCCTATTCTGCTAGAACCCGGATCCCTTCGTGCCGAGTACCTGACATGGCAAGCCGAGCTAGGTGCCGTCGAGAGAGCCATAGAGGACAAGATGGACCAGCTTCTCAACATGCTTGATCTGGTGAAGACCGAAGAGGCAAATAAAGCAGAGAGTGGTACGGCTCTCGCTCTGAAACTGCAGCCCACTCTCTCCAGGGTGAAGCGCTTCGCAAGAGCGCTCAAAAAGGCTATCCCGACGGTCGAAGCATATTATAATCAGCTCATTGACAATCCCATTGACATCGGAAAGATCACGGTAGATATCAGGAACGGTCTACCAAAAGATCAAGCAGCAACGATTCTGTTCGTCTCCACAGCATACGCATCCGGCTTCATGAGCCTAGAGACTGCGGTCGCTACAGCCCAGGACTATGAGATGAGTGATGATCCTGATTCGCCCCTGCAAAAGGAAATTGCCCGGATCCGGAGTGCCCAGCAACAGGCAGCGCCACAAGGCCCAATCATCGAGCTTCAGGCGCTAGGCGGCGAGAATGGCCAGCCCCAACCCGCTCAGTGATGCGCAGGCCCAGAGACTCATTAGGCTCTATGGCGCTGCAGAGAAGGAGATCCTGAATGAATGCAATCGTCTGCTCCTCAAGAATCCCGAAAGCTATTCTCTGGCCTGGCAGAAGACACTCCACCGGCGCGTCCAGCAGATCCGGGCCGATCTCCTGATGGGCTCAAGAGACTGGTGCCAGGAAGCGATACCAGGCAGCTATATGAAAGGCGTCGCATGGGCCGATGCTGATCCACTTGCCGGCCAGAAGCTAATGGCCGGGTTCGGCAGCATTCATCAGCAGGCAGTCGAGGTCCTGGCAGACAACGCATATTCCCGGCTGGCGGATGTCAACAGCGTTGTGGGCCGGAGGGTGGACGATGTATTCCGGCAGGTGGCGCTTGAGCACGCAAAAGGCAGCGTCATGGGCTACCAGACAACTCGCCAAGTAGCAAAGAACATCCGAGAGGATCTAGCGGAGAGAGGTATTACCGGCTTCGTGGACAAGGCTGGTCACGAGTGGGACATGGGCCGCTATGCCAAAGTTCTTGCAAATGAGACGACGAACGGGGCCTTCAGGCAGGGCACCATAAACCGCTTGCAGGAGAAAGGCCACGATCTTGTGCGCCTCTCCAGTCATTCCGGGGCATGTCCTCGCTGCGATCCATGGCAAGGCAGAACGATGAGCCTGTCAGGCAGCGATCCTGATTATCCTTCAGTCGATGAAGCGCGAGCGGCAGGTGTTTTCCATGTGGGATGCAAACACGTTCTATCGCTGGCTCCCGAGGAGAAGGAGCGTTTTCTTAGCACTCTCAAAGGCGAAAAAGGCGAAGCTGCGAGACAGGCGGAAATAGACCGCCTGGCAACAAAGAATTCTTAATTATCTTTTCACAGTAACATAGCTGACGAGCTTTATACGGGAGAAAGTTTTTATGGTAGATGCAACACCAAATCCGGCCGGCACGCCTCCGGCCAATGATCCAGCACCAGGCGGGCAACCTCAACCAGCACCGACACCGGAAGCACAACCGGGGAAAGGCAATGAATTCATACTGACGCAGGAGCAGTTCAACGCCAGATGGGCGGAGAAGCACTCCGAGATAGAGAAAGATCTTGGTATGCCTCTCAAGGATGTGAAGGCCTTCATAGAGGCCAATAAGAAGCAACCCAAACCGGCGCCGACCGGGGACACACTCACAGGGGCGGATCTGAAGATCGCCAGGATGGAAGCCCTCATGACCGCGGGCGTACCGTCCAAGCAGATCCCGCTACTTCTTCAGCACCTCAACATCGCGGGCAAGACTCGCGAGGAAATTCAAGCAAGTATAGGGCAGCTCATAGAACTCAAGCTGCTCACCATCGAGACCACACCGGCGCCCCGGCCGGGGAATCAGCAGGACGGAACGCCGAACGCCGCACAAGGCGCTGGGAATCCGGGCGTGTCTGGGACACCAGGAAAGAAGACCTGGAAGATATCCGAGATCGCCAGAATGTCATATGATGATCATATCAAAAACCAAGACGAGATCCTGAAGGCGATGAGCGAAGGCAGGGTCATCGAGGGATAATATGTCAATTTCAAATTTTATACCCGAATTCTGGGCATCATTGGTTCTGAATTTTGCGCGAAAGAACCTCATATATGCCCAGACAGGCATAGTAAACCGAAATTATGAGGGTGAGATCAGCCAGAGAGGGGACAAGGTCCACATCACTGGCCTCGGGGACGTCGATATTATAGATTACACCGATGGAACTGATATGGCAGACGCTGTCCCCCCAACCGATGCTGACACGCTGCTTGAGATCACGGAAGACAAGGCATTCCGCTTCCTGGTCACCGATAAGCAGAAAAAGCAGGCGGCAGGAAACTTCCTCACTCCCATGATGCAAAAGGCTGCCTACCGGATGCAGGACAAGATGGACCAGTACGTTGCATCTCTATATACGGATGCAAGCGCCGCCAATTTGGTCGGATCGGATGCTAGCCCCAAGTCGCCCAATGCCACGGCCAATGATGCCAGCAACGTCTTTAATCTCATTGTCGACTGTGGCCGGAAACTATCCGACTCGCTTGTGCCGACTAATGGCCGCTGGATGATCATACCTCCCGCCATGGAAGCACTCGCAATCAAGGAGCTGCACGTCTCAGGTGCTTCCGCTCCACAGGTCGGCAACACGATTGCAACGACTGGCCGAATTGGGCACCTAGCTGGTTTTGATCTTTTCGTAAGCCACAATGTACCCAACGTGGCTGGGGCGAAGTATAAGATCCTCTTCGGCACGTCTGAGGCTATATCTTTCGCAGATCAGATAGCGATGGTCGAGTCTATCCGGCACCAGAAGCAGTTCGCTGATATCGTTCGCGGCCACAACCTCTACGGAGCGAAAGTGGTACAGCCGGACTATCTTGGTGTCATGACCTGTAATTTCTAGGTGATTTTATGAGAAAGATAATCCTATCTCTTCTGGCGGCCATGCTCCTGTTGGGGCTGGCCGGGGCAACCTACACAACCATGACACCGGTCTCCTTGACCGATCCTAACGACTGGAGCCGGATGACCGCCGCCTGGACGACCATCTTAGGGAATGGCTCCACCTGCAATTTCGCGGTGGATGGTGCATATGACTATTTCCTGCTCGTGAATGTCACTTCCTGGGACGTCACCGATCCAACCGTGGACGTCCTGAACGTGATGGCCGGAGATAACCCGCCTGCATTCAGGTCCGGCATCGGCAACCTAACCCTAACAATGGATGACATGCTTGGAGCCGGAACCGTGATTGTGGGCCCACTGGAAAGCGCTCGGTTCTTGAACAGTACTGGATACATAAATGTGGGGAGTTACATGATCACGGGAAAGATGGCCGTCCTGAAGGTGACATAGATGGCCAAAACCACCAGACAGTTCAAGAACACGCGGACTGGCGCGGTTTGGGAGGTGGCTGATCCAGCCACCCTCAAACGTGTTCTTGAATCCCCGCAGGATTACGAAGAAGTAAAGCTGGAAGAAGCGAAGCCGGATAAATAAAGGGTGGTGTTTTATGGCAGTGGAACCAGGGGATCGCTCAACGGACACTCAGTACCTTCGAGACTTAGTTGCCAGCGCCGCCGCGGGTGGCGTCACCGACGCCACTATGCTATCCAAGGTCGATGACATGACTGCTCTTCTCGAAATAATCGCCGAAGAGCTCGACACCCCATGAGCCAGGAGGCATGAATGGCAACCGGATCTTATCATTGCCCAGTGTGCGGAATTGGTTTTGAGACAAGTGTCCTGGTGGGGGCAGATGTCATCTGCCCCAATGGGCATACACTGCCTTATGATGTCGATCCGGGTGAAGATGCTTCAACTTGTGATTGCCCTATATGTCGAAAAAGGTTCAGTGTCGATCTTGTTCTAGGGCTGCCTGATTGCGATGAAGCAGACGAATCGGCTTGGGCTGAATATTACAACGAATCTGAAGATGGTGATTTTATGACATTCCTAAACCGCCTCCCTGGGAGGCAAGATGCGTATTACAATCGCAATAGAATGTGGAAAAACAAGGGCAGCAGCACGGCAGCCGACCGGAGGACGCTCGTATCCCCCAGCCACCTGATCGTGAATGTCGGTGGAGCTGGGAACCACTCATATGAGCTGGCCACCGCCATCGAGCTGGACCTGGACACTGCCGCCAATTGGGACGATTCGCAGTATGCTACCCCCGCCAATCGTGCCGGCAAGGACTTCTATGTCTATGCCTGCGTCCCCGTGAGCGGTTATGTGCCGGTGATATTACTTTCGGCGGCAACTACGTATCCAGCTGGCTATACGGCAGACAACTCAAGAAAGATCGGCGGGTTCCACTGCGAATGTGCGGATGTGGGCACAATCTCCGGCCATCCTCTCACCGGCTACCTGGCGGGAGATATCATCCCCAGGTCTTGCTGGGACCTTTCCCATAGGTCAGCCGGGTTGCAAGCCGGTATGGTCTGGGCCGGGAAGACGGACTTCGATACACTGGCAGGCCCTAAGATTTGGGTCGCCCTCTATCTTGCGAGCGGTACCGGGTCGAGCACGGCTTCCGCCAACGGGGCCACGATCTCAGATACACGAGACTGGATGAGTTTCGCGGACGACTTCGCCGCGATCGGCTGCCGGATGCTGGAAGATGACGAATTTCAGGCCATAGCTGCTGGCAGCAACGAAGAAACCAACATTGCCGGATCTGCCGATCCCGTCACCACCGGCGGCCATCTCGACACGGCCAGCCGGAGGATGATATCCAATTTTGGGTGCGAAGATTGCTGCGGGGCAATGAATCAGTGGCTCAGGACTCAATCATATAGGTTCGATCCTGACGGGTCGGTGGCGGCAGCAACCAAAACGGCCACGGCCTACCACGCTGCCAGCCCTGGCGGGAATCCGATCTACGCTAAGTTCCTTGCAAATGGTGAGCCGTACCTGTGCTGCAACATGGCCAATGATGCCGTGGATAAGTGGTTGACACTGGGAACGGATTACAAGATCCTGGTTAAGCACGACGCCGAAGCGGCGACTGGATCTACCCAGATCTATTTCGATGAAGATGCAACTCAGCCTGCCAGAATCCTGGCTAATATGGCTCGTGGCAAGAATTCGTTTGTATCCAGTAATAACCCGGCATTTGCTCTCCAGATAACCCATTCAGCAACAGCATCATCTCTAGGCGTAGCCATACACTACGATGATGCATCTGATGAGCGGCTGGAGTTCATTTCCCCGACATCAGCTAACGGAACAATCGACCTCGCACTATTGGGTGGGGCGGCACTCGGCTATTACGATCTACCGGGGGCGAAGGGCAGCATCTACAAGCAAGGAACCTACGGCGATGTTAAGCTGTTCGCGGGCGGGTCTTGGGCGCATGCGGCTTCTGCGGGTTCGCGGTATCGGTATGCGTATTGTTGGCGGTGGAATTCGTATTCGGATGTCGGCGGCCGGTTCGGCGCGGAGC